AATAAGTTTTAGTTTTTCTTTGTCCATAAAGATGTTATAGTCTCTATCAATTTTAGCATAAAAAAAGGAGGGAATCAACCCTCCTTATCATTATTTAATTGATGCTAATTGTGCTTCTTTGCGACGTTGTTCTTTTTCAATTTGCTCTTTAATTAATTGAAGAACGTTTAATTTGCGATCTTCAACATTATACTTAACACCACGATAGGTTGCTGTTGTCATTAGGTTTGCTCCTTTACTTGTTTAGGGTATTGGGCGTTCCTTCAGTCAACTTTTGCGTTCGCTATTTGAGAATAGCGAATGAACGATCCGTTCCGAGTCGCTTACTTCCGTCTGGATTTTCCAGATGAACGATAAGAGTATTATACTCTCTTTCAATGTATATAGTCAACTATTTTTGTATTAAAAGGCACAATTTTATAAAATCTTAAAGATTTAAATTTTTGCCGGAAAATTTTTTGCCCGATCTGGGAAATCACTTTCGCTTTTTCTTTTCTGGAGTCTTATAACCCCACATCTTTGGGTTGACTGTGCCATTTCCCCACTTAATGCTTTTTAAATTCTCACGAAACTTATCCCAATACATATCAAACAAACGTATTTTAGTTCCTCTTGTCAGATCAAAACAAATTTTTTCATCCACAAGATATTGAATGATATGAGCATCATTTGGAAAATTTTTAGCACAAACTTCTTCATATGTTCCATTCTCAATCAAGATATCGCAACCGTATCGTGATTTGCAGGTTTCTTTTTCTGCAGGTGTCCAAGAAGAGTCCATATGTTTTTCTGTATTTTGTGCCCTTTCAATAACATCACTCAATTTACTCACGAACGTCCTCCCCAGGAAATATCAGGGTACGCTTGAGCAACAACATCTTTAGTGATTCTATATTTTTCTTCAAGTTTTTTATCTTTTACAAGAATAACAATTTCCGCCTCAAGAGGATGAAGACCTTGCAAAATATTAATGAACATGGTTTCTCTACGAAGAGAACTTAATCCATCATTACCACCTTTTACAAAATTATAAAAGTTATGATATTCTTTACGAATCGAAGAAAATCCTTGATCTTGAGATCCAAGCGAATTACTTCCAATTTCTCCCATCTTAGAAACAGCATCTTCAATTTTAGATGACAGTGTTCCACTAAAAGTATTCTGTTCACTTGTAGCAGCGTAAGGAACTTCTCCTGGTGGAAGCATTGAAATTATACTTTCGTCAAAATTCCATATAAGAATTGTTTTCAAAGAGTCATGCTCATATTTTTTAAGCATTTGAACTTTCTTTTCCTTTGTCCTCATTTTTGAAACCAAATTTAAAATTTCAAAAATGAAGGGATTATTTGGAAGATTTTCTACAACATCTTCCTTTTTTACTTCGATTTGTTTCTGCTTAATCGGCGTCTTCTTCTGTGTCGTCGTAGTCATGATAGTTTTCAAAATTAAATGCGATTACTTCGTCTGGAATTAAATTACCTTGAGAGTCAAACATTTCCGGATGTGGTCTTGGAATCTCTCTATAATTCATCATATATTCTCGTGCAACCCAACCTGCCATTATTCCCACTATAAGAAACAATATTGTTAGAAAGGATCCAAATACTAAGCTAACTGCTAACATTTCTTTTCTCCGGGAAACTACTTTTTTTTCCTTGATCTTAGGGAAAACTCAAAATAGATAATTACTTCCCGATTTAGAAAGCAAACTATCTTTTCAAAGATAATATGTAATGGTTGAATTTGCTTTCTTTTTCCTCCATAAAGAATAAGTTCAACACCACGATTTATGTGGTCTTCGTTTTTATTTAGGTCAGGATTTAATAACTTGTCGTTCTTTGAGGAATTTGATTGTGTCAACGGATCCTCCTATTTTTTTATCATCACAGATAACTTGTGGGAAGGTGGCACCTTTTCCAAATTCAGAATAAAATTCTTCTTTAGTAAAATGCTCATTGAGATTATACACCACAAACTGATTACCTGTCAACTCCAGTACTTGCTTAACTTTATAGCAGTATGGACAATCTTCTTTTGAATAAACTGCAAAATTCATTTGATTAAAAGTTGTTGTTAATTTATTTACCATCAAAAAAGAACATATGAAATAATCTGGAATCATATTTATCGAATCCAAAATATTTAGATGCTGTATGGGGGCAGTGTGCGTCCCATATTACCAATCTATTAAAGACATTTGCGATTACATCTATCTGCTCCCACTTTGTCCCATCACAAAAATTTCCTGTTGGAGCAGTATCGGTCCAAACATTCATTATATTTAGATCACTACAATGTCTCACTCCAGTTTTTTTATGTGCTAAAAGAGATGTCCCACATTCATATGGAGCATTTGGAGTTAGATATACTGCCGCAGCCCATTTTTGATTATCAGCATGATAGACCAAAGCATCTTCACATGTGCAGTGTTGAAATTTTCCGCACATAAAGTGAGTTTCTGCCCAATTAGTAATGGTTATACCCATTATTTTTTCAAATGCTTCTTTTGTACCATCAAGAAAATATTGATCTGATGTTCTTCTACCTCTATGATAATCACTAAAATGATACTCTAAGGTCAAAGCATATTCTCTAACAGCAAGTGGGTCAGAATAAAAATTATCAACAACCCATATTGTAGGACTTGGATTTTGATTAATTCCAACACCAACTAAATTAATAATCATATTTAAAATCCCATATTTTTTCTACGCACAAAATCTAAATTATATGAAGTATATGAAATAGGATAGTCATTGAATGGAAGATTTGTTGGACTGCAATTTCTCCATCCCGGACCCCATTTTTCATTTAGATATTCAAAATTTGTTTCATTAGAAAACATAAGTTTACTTTCTAACTCAGGAACAGATTTTTTTGTTTGACTTCCATGCTCATAATATTGAGTTTTGTCTCCCATACCATGATAATACATTTTATTCAATGACATAATTCTTTTTAATGGGGCATTAATAAACCTCATAATATAATCAGCATCTTCACAATATGCTGGATATAAGTTTTCATCAAACAAACCATATTTTTGAATTACAAAATCTTTAATTAAAAATAAATCCCAACTACCAACATTAAAATCACCCCCATGTCCATGAACCATTCCTACTTCCGAATCATTTTCTGCAGCATCTCGCATTTCTTTTAAAAATCCTGGTCCAAATGCAACATCATCGTTCGAAATAATCCAATAAGGTGCCATCATATAACATTTTATAATTAAATTCCATGCCCCAGAAACTCCTAAGTTTGCTGGAAGATGAACAACCTTAATATTTTTAACAAATTTGTGAGTTATTTTAGTGAGTCTATTTAACTCATCATCAATTTCACCTTTCCCATTGTTGTTAATAATGACAAAATTATCCACAGGATAATCAATGCTCATAAGCAATCGTGTCACCCAAAAAGGATTTGCAACAACAGGAACTCCAATTACAGGTATTGTCATACTAAATTAAAATACTCCTTTTCTTTTAATACAGATTCACTTTCCGGACTTATACCATTCTCACAAAATCTACAAAGTTTATAACATGAATATGGTTCTGGGAGAATTTCATCATATTCTTGCTCCAGAAGATTGCCAATAATTGCGTCCAAGTTATAGTCCATACAACAAAGAGAAACTTCACCGTTAGGTAAAAGAACATTATGATACAAACGCTCTTGGCAATTACAAGTCATATCCTTTTCACCATGATAAATTGATTTGAAATGATCCTTCAAATTAAGAAGTTCTGGTTTTAAAATTGCCTCACCTAAAAGATTTCCAGAACGAGACCACATTTCATGAACTGTTGTTCTTGGAAAAATATGAACGACATCTTCATGAGGTTCTCCCATAGACATCCAATGATAGTTATGAATTCCTTTTTCAACAAGATATACATGTTGAATATGAGCAAGAAGTTCAATATATGCAGGAGTAATAGGATGCTTTGCTCTCCTATCTTTGTCAGGAATATGCAGTACAAACCCACCATTTGGATTTGGAGCAAACTGAATATGTCTGATTCGCTCAAAGTCTTCAATTTTCATTCCAATTCCTGTCGTAAAAACAGCAATTGGATGTCCTTTTTCGTGGGCATACAAAACCATATCTGTACAATTTTGATTCAACCAAGGTTCTGTAAATCCTGCAAAAGAAATGCGAATTTCTGATGGAACTTTGTCAATAATTTTTTTAAAATTGTCTAAAGATAAGAATCTTTCACCCTGATACTTTTTTTGAAGTGTTCTTTGTGGACAAAAAACACAATCAACAACACATCCATTTCTTGGAATTGATGTAGTAATTTCCAAGGTTGGTTGATACGAGTATTTCCATTTGGGAGTTTGATTATTCATATTATCTATTATCGATGTAAATATTTACCCATCCATATTTGGATACAAAGTCATTACTCCAAACTTCATTTGTAATATCGAAGAAGTTGGAATTATAATCAACAAAAAAGATTTTAAAGTTTTCAAATTTTCTCAAATAAAAATCTCTAAAAAGTAAAAACTTCTGTTTCATTTCTTGAGTATGAAGATGCCATTCTCCAGCTATTTTTTTCACATTATTTTTAATCCAATAAAAATTATCTGGTGTGAATATGTCGTACTCACCACCTTCACAATCAGTTTTTAAAAAATCAATTTTTTCAATATTATTTTCATTTATAAGAGTCTTAAAAGTAACTCCTTGTCCATGATCATTTTTTCTCCATAAATTATCACCCATATAATTCGAATCTAAAGTATCATCGAATAAGTTTTCAAAAAGAACTTCACCATCTTTTAATGAAATCCCCTTGTTAATGCAATTTACATTAGCAAATGATGAAAAATTATTTTGTAAAGTAGCAAATAATTTTGGATGAGGTTCTAAACAAATAACTTTCTGAGGATTTTTATTAATGATTGATTTAGTAAATGGTCCAACACTTGCTCCAACATCAACTACAAAATCATTTTCTTCAACAGAAAAGAATTTTTCATAATTAATTTCACCCTCAAATTCTTTCTGAAGTGAATCAAACATCCATTTATTATTTTTAAATATTCCCCAATCAAAAGTTAAAGATTTTTCTTCTTTATTTTCACGCCCAGAAAGAATATAGTCTTCTGCTTTTTTTATAGTTTCATCAATATCCAACATTTTATTAATGGTTGCATTATCAATTAAATCTGGATGAATCCACCAATCTTCATAACTTCTTTGACCATCAGGAGAAATATTATTTACAATTCTTATGTATCCATAACTTTCAAGATATTTTCTCGATTTTTCCTGGAAAGATTTGGTTTCATCGCAATAAAAATCATGCTCATAAGTAATGACGGCAAACTTATAAGTATCAAAAGGAATCGTGAGTAAAATTTTATAAGTGACTTCTGGGGGATCGCAGTCTAATTGAAGATAAT